GATCCGCAAGCCTGCCGCAAAAAAGCAACGCAGACACCAGGCACCCAACCCGTACACCGGCGGGGAAAACCCGCTTGCAAGGAGGTAGGATGACAACAGCACAAATCACCCAGGCCGTGGCCCTGGCACTGGAAACGGCCGCCACAGGCGTGGACTATCGGCCCAAAGAAGGCGCGGTCTGCCCGTGGTGCGGGAAAAAGAAGATCCCGGTTTACTCGACCAAGCCGTGGTCCGGGTCGGTGCGGGTGAGGTACCACCATTGCAATAACCCGGGGTGTCTGCTGTACCAGCTACATACCGGGATTAAATCTCTGCAGGAAAATCAATAGGAGATGGATATGGATATCAAGAATATGGCGGTCACCGCCCTGCTGCCGTACGAGAAAAACACCAAGGCCCATCCAGAGGACCAGGTGGCCAGGATCGCGGCCAGCATCAAGGAGTTTGGTTTCAACCAGCCCGTTTTAGTGGACGGCTCCGGCGTCCTGGTCGCCGGGCATGGCCGGGTAATGGCGGCCCAGGCCCTGGGAATGGAGACGGTGCCCACCATCTGCGTGGATCACCTGACCCCGGAGCAGGTCCGGGCGTATCGGATCGCCGACAACAAGACGGCGGAATCGGCGTGGATTGATGATGTGTTGCGCGGGGAGCTGGAGGAACTGCGGGCCGAGGGGTATGATTTGGGGCTGACGGGGTTTGATGAAAAGGAAATCGATAAATTGTTGTCCATGGAAGGCGGCGATGATGGCATCCCCGACGATATGTATGAAAATCAATATGGGGTTATCATTGCCTGCGTGTCCGAAGCTGTACAAGAAAAGACATTTAATCGACTTTCTAAAATGGGCTATGATTGCAAGGTGGTGGTGGTATGAAGATTGAGGTTCACAATAATTGCTCAGATTTTAACTCGTACAGGGCGGCGCGGGTCAAGTCGATGTTCAATATTGACGATGGTTGCAATTTCGACCTCACGGCTGACCTTCCAATTGATGATCGTGAATGGCGTGTTGGGTTGGTTGTTGGCCCGTCCGGGTCTGGCAAAACGTCAATAGGCAAGCGGCTTTTTGGGGGTGGTTCAGTATGTAATTTTGACGATTGGCCCAACGACATACCCATCATTGATGCGATTGCCCCTGATAGCGATTTCAACACGGTGACAAAGGCGCTGGCGGGTGTAGGGCTGGGGTCTGTTCCGTCGTGGCTGCGACCGTACCATGTTTTATCAAATGGTGAAAAGTTCCGTGCAAACCTCGCCCGTGTTATTGCGAGCCCGCCGGGCCGGATTGTTGTGGATGAGTTCACGTCTGTTGTTGATCGGCAAATAGCAAAGGTTGGCTCTGCTGCGTTTGCAAAGGCGTGGAAGCGGACAACCGGCCAATGCGTTCTTTTGTCGTGTCACTATGACATCATAGACTGGTTGGAGCCCGACTGGGTCTTTGATGTCGCAACCGGGAAGTTTGACCGGGGGTGTCTTTGGCGACGGCCAACCGTTAATCTTGAAATCTACAGAACGAATTGGAGTTATTGGCGGTTGTTTAGCCCGCATCACTATTTGAAAGTGGGGCCAATGATTGCCGCGTTCCCGTATGTTGGATTTACTGACGGCAAGCCCGTAGCACATATCGGCGTCACTACCCGTCCGGGCTGCAAAGAGGCCCGTGCCGCCCGTTTTGTTGTTATGCCGGAATACCAAGGTATCGGCGTGGGGGTGAAGTTCCTTGAAGCCGTTTGCCAGTTGTGGCTCGACGGGGACAACCACTACGGGCGCCCAATGCGGACAACGATTACCACGTCACACCCCGGCCTTGCCGTTTCGCTCAGACGTTCGCCAAAATGGAGACAGTACGCGACTCAAATGCATGGCAACAACAAGGGGAAAACTAGAAAGTCGATAAGGGCCAGCTCGGCAAAAAAATCATGGGGGGGGCAGTGCGTCGACAGGCTTCGGTGGGCATTTTAGGGCAACGCAAGGGTTTAGGTATTACGGTGAAAAAGGGGCGTGTTGAATAGGGTCGGCCCATCATATATATACGGCCTGACGGGTAGTTTTTTGTTGGCGGCCCCCATTCTTTGCGGAGAGTGGGGGCTTTTTTGTTTGATTTCATTGGATAAAATAAATGTTAAAAAAATGTTGAAAAAATGTTGACAGAAGATCAAAGATGAGTACATTAGTAATCAAGGGCAGGGGGTAAAGCCCGAAACCACAACCAAAGGAGCACGCCATGACACTCACCGCCGAAATGCGCATCAACACAAACAACCACCCGAAGATCGACGAGGCACTCCAGCAGGCAGAGGGAAGGGCGAGAACGAGAAAGATGGACGCCACGGATGTTCAGGGGTTCATCGAGGAAGCAGAGGAACGCCTTGCACAGTTCCTGAGCAAGGGCGATTGGAATGGGGTAAGGATTCGTGTCTCGGTTGGGTTTGGGGGAAAGGTTCCGTCATCGTACAAGGGAACCCCAGAGGCGACATTCGCCATAATCGAGAGAGGATCAACAGCGTGGTTTATGGTAGATGCTGGCCGCGCACCTGCAAGGGGGGCAAATCTGCACGTCGATTTTTTAAATCTCAATACAAAGGCAGATCAAATCCTGCGCAACGTGAGCAAGTCAATATAAAAACCCGCCCGGGGTCAGCACGCCCCGGGCAAACAACGAGGGGGAAAAATGGCCCGCAAGGATCAAAAAACGGTGACGGTAGCCGTCACCGAGGATCAAATGAAAACAATCGAGGCCCGGCTTGACAGCTGGGTCACGTCCAAAACAGCACGGGTCACCGACGACCTTGAGACGTATTGGGCGGTCTTGCGTATCGGCATGGAGCGGGTCCGGCAGGTTTTGACCAGCGACGAGGCCAAGGTAATCCTGGAGGTCCAGAACGGGGCCGCTGTCCTGGGGCATCCGGCAATCTGGATCAAGGGCGGCCTGGCACTTAATGTCCAGGACGGCATCGAGCTTAACAAGCTGGATGAAAAGTGGGACGTTGATGGCGAGGCTCTCCTACAAAAAATTCAGCGGCTCGGGGCAGGCGAGATCGCCGCCATGTTGGACTGGTGCAGGATGATGTGGGACCGCTGCGATGACAATGATTATTGGGAAAAGGAGCTGGGGAAGTTCAAGGAGGCTGTATAAGATTTACCGACAACCACGGCACCACGCGTATCCCAGGCACAACCAAACCCCGCCCTCACCCCGAGGGCGGGGTTTTTTTGCGTCTGAAATCTGGTAAAGTACCAGCGCTGGTATTTTACCAGGCCGGGGCTCTGGACTTCGAGCCGCGTTTGTGACCTACCATTGTGCGAAACCATTGCAAGACACACATTGGGGAGCACATGGCAACAGTAGCAGCACTCACCGCCACACTCGCAAAATATGAGGCCGCCCGGGACGCTGTTTTGACGACCGGGCAGTCGTACAGGATCGACGATCGGGAGTTCACCCGGGCGGATCTGGAGTTTCTGGAGGCACAGATCGACAAGCTGGAGACAAAGATTGCCAGCGCTCAGGCGGGCGGCAAGCTCAAGTTTGCATCTGCCGTGTTTGGGGGGCGATCATGAAGCGCGGTCTGGATATATGGACACGGGCGCTAACCCGGACCGTGGGGCTTGTCGCTCCGGCCTTTGCCATGCGCTGGGCCGCCAATCGTCAGCGGATGTTGTCCTATGTCGGCGCCCGCCGCGGCGGGCACAATCGGGCCTGGCGGCCCAGGCGCAAGTCGGCTGACGCCATTCTGCGCAAGGACGCCTCGCTGCTGGTCGCCCGTGCCCGGGACCTGGTCCGCAACAACACCTATGTGGACGGTGCCCTGGACAAGATCTGCGACAATGTCGTGCATACCGGCATCAGACCGCAGTTCACCCACGCGACAACAAAAGAACCTCTCAATCACCTTGAAGCCGAATGGCGCACGTGGTCCGACCGCATCGGTCTCACCGAGATCCAGGCACTCGCCCTGCGTCACTGGTGGATCGATGGCGAAATCCTCGCCCACGACTGGCTGGACGCCGACTGGCTCACAGACGGTGTCTGCCCTCTGCGCCTGACCCTGCACGAGTCAGATATCCTCAACGAGACAATCGATGGCTGGCTGTCGGATGCCGAGTACGCCAAGCGTGGCATTGTCTTCAATATAAAGGGCGATCCCGTCCGCTACTCCTGCTATACGGCCCACCCAGGGGACTACCTGTCCGGCCAGCTCGACACTGTCGATTATGCTGCCGATCACATCATCCATTTTTTCCTGCGCAAACGAGCGTCCCAGACCCGTGGGGTCTCCAGGCTGGCGCCCCTCATCGAGGAGATCCGCGATCTGTCCGAATACCAGAGCTCCGAGCGCATCGCCGCCCGGCTGGCCGCTGCGTTCGGGATTTTTGTCAAGACTAACGAATATGGGGCCATGGCTGACAACCCCATGGGCGGGGCTATCGGGAACGGCGATGGTGTCGGCGAGCAGCCCGGATTGTCGGACTTCATTGATCCGGGCCGCATCCAGATGCTGCCGGTGGGCACAGAGATCCAGGTCGCCAAGTCCGACCGTCCCGGGAACACATATGAGCCCTATGTCAAATCCTCCCTCAAGGGCCAGTCCGTCGGCTTCGGCCTGCGCTACGGCAACTACTCCCACGACTACACCGAGTCCTCCTACTCGTCCGAGCGGTCCGCATCACTGGACGAGCGCCGCGGATGGACCGGCCAGCAATATTTTCTCAACCAGAAATTCAACACACCCCTGGCGACCAGGTGGCTGCGCACCATGTACGCGGTGGGCATGCTCTCCGGCCTGCGGCCCGAGGATGTCAGGGTCACGTGGCAGAACCCCGGGTGGACCTGGATCGATCCCACCAAGGATTCCAAGGCTGCATCGTCCGAGCTCGGGATGGGCGTGACCACCCGCCGCAAGATCTGCGCGTCCAAGGGCGAGGATTACGACGAGATCAAGGAACAACTGCTCCGCGAGGAACGGGAGCTCAAGGAACTGCGGGAGATACGCAATGACAATCAGGACGCACCGACCTCGTAGGCCGGTCATTGCCCGGTTGGGATCTCCGAAGACCGGCGAGGCCAAGCAGGATTTTCTGGCCCGCTGCTCCAAAGAGAAGACCGGCCGGGGCATGAGCGAAACACAGGCCATGTCCGTATGCGCGGGCGCATGGAGTCGGGCCCGGCTCGAGGAGTTTGTGGACCAGGCCCGCGCGCATCTGGCAGCGGGGGAAAAGGTCATCCTCCAAGCCGCGGCCGAGGGAGAGCCCCGGCGGTTCTCCATGCTCGGGTACACGGGCAAGGTCATCGACTGGGGATATTGGGGCAAGTTCGTCATCGACCTACAGGGCATCACAGCGGCCAAGGAACACATGCCCGCCCTGCGGCAACATGACGCCTCCCGCATTGTCGGGACCATCGACAGTACCGAGGCCGCCGATACCGGATTCATGGCCGCGGGGAATTTCTCCACCGCCACAGCGGACGGCCGGGAGG